CTGCCACCCTGCGTGTTTTTCACCATTTTTTTTGTTGGACCCGAAGTGAAACGTGCAGTGTTTTTTTTACCGAATGACGGCGTCGCTATGGAAAAAGGAGAGCATGTTTTCCTTTTGCTGTTCCATGTTGGAAATGGCCGACTCCTGCATCGTAATGTATTCGACATAGTTGCGAAGTGCGACGAGAGCATCCTCGGGCAAAAAGGGCAGGTTGATGTAGATGCCACTCTTGTTTTCGTTGAGTTTGACCCCGGCATGTTGACGGAGAATGTGCAAAAGCTCCAGGTGCTGCGTCTTGTTCATCTGCTCGACGCGATTCTTCAACGTTTCGAGTTCTATCGAAGACATGAGTTGTTTGTTTGTGCTTCTTCTTCACAGGGCGTCTTTATGTCCCTTTCGGAGATAATAGGTCGTCACAAGGATGGTCATGACGAGGTCAGCACTGATTTCGATAAACATCATGTCCACTTGCGTGAGCAAAATGTTCATATACATGAAAAAGTCGAACCACACGAAAAAAGAGGCGACGCAGGATATGGCATAGGCTTCGAACGTGGTCACACTGACGGGTTTGGAAATGTCCTGGACTTGATTTGTAATCCAGGAACGCAAAATTTCGCCATTGATGGTGCGCATGCCACTGTTGACGAAACAAAATGCGGCGACGGCAACGTATTTGTGAACCGTATCAATACAAAATCCCAAAATGTACAAGTCGGGATTCGGCCCCACGCGGTAGACGTGGGTTCCCAACAAGTCTTCTTGCTCCAGCAATACGCCGAGTACCGCGATGACCAAAACAATCCAGACCAGGATACATCCCGCCGTCCAGTGGACAACGCGCATGGAGATGTGTTCTTCGGGGTGCGCAAGGTTGAATACACGCAACCAAGACACAAGGTCTGGGTTGGTCGTTGGTTTAAAAAATGGACGTAAAGAATTGTCTCAGGATAAGTATCATGTATTGGATATTGAGAGCCGGGTTGTGTTGTTTGGCGATGATGCGCGTGGGTCGTTCGCTGTTGATGCCGACGAAGAAATTTTTGATTACGAACAAGACGGGCGGGTCTTATAGTGAAAAGAATTCGCTCGTGTTTCTCAATTCCAATAAATTTTTCAAAGACAAAAAGGTGATTTCGGTGAGTCCGGCGGGGTTTTACGGGTTTTATGTGATGGGGGTGTGCACGTACATGAAAGAAAATTATGATACAAACGAGTTTGTGTTTTCGGGGGCTTCGGCGGGAGCGTGGAATGCGCTGTATATGACACTGAGGACGGACCAGGTGTTCTTGAAAAAGTTGTTGGTGCAAAACGAGCGGTATCGTCACAAAAACATTTTTCAAATTGAAGAAGAAATGAAGGAGACGATTTTGAAGTACTATACCGCACGCGATTTTGACCTGGACCGGTTGTTTATTGGAGTGACCACATTTGGACAGACCAATATTTATACCGACTTTGAGAGTTTAGAAGATGCTATCGATTGTTGCATTGCAAGTTCGCACATTCCGATTGTGACGGGGGAAATGTTCCACCGCTACCAAAACAAATGTTCCTTCGATGGCGGATTTAGTGAATCTCCCTACGTGAATGCAGACCAGGTGGCGTTGCACTTGAGCCCCAAGATGTGGAACCAAAATCGAAACACGGGTTTTCATTTATTGTTCCAACGGGGTGACTTTGAAAACTTGTTCCAATGTGGTTATCGGGATACGGTCTTGTACGGACGGGCAACGTTGGATGCGGCTTTGGCAAACTGAATCTTATTTTGCTATTTTACGTTTTTCGTCACAAATTTTTCGTTTACCATTTGGACCCCGTCGTCTTCTTCACATTGATGGCGGGTCCGGAGCGCTTCTTGCCCTTGGAAGGGTCATAGGCCTCGTCCTCGTCGTCGGAGCCCATACCTTTGCTAATCTCCCAAAATTCCTTGGATCCCAGCTTGAAATCGGGTCGTGTTTCGGCCTTGTACCAGAAGACGGCATCTTGCAGTTTGTTGGACTTGGCATTGTTGTTGATGACGAGACACTCGAAATTCTCCGTGGTCTGGTCCATGACGGTACAAAAGGATTCCAAGGTGGGAAACATGGAGGCATAGTTTTTCCAGATGCGCTCACGATTTGCAAAATAGGGCTCGCGAAGGATAAACACGTAGTCGATGTTGGTGCGAAGATTTGGCGGAATTCCGAGCGGGTACTGCATAGTAATGATTAACATGACCTTCCAATGTCTCCCATTCATAAAGAGGAGTCGCATCATTTTGTCACGGGACCAGGTGTTGTCGTAGAGACAATCATCGAGAATGACGAAAGTGCGAGGGTCAATGGAGGTCCGCTTGTAAGTTTCCATTTCCTTGTTCATCTGTTTCAAGACGGCCTTTTGGCGACGTAGCACATTCTCGATGAGCACCGTATTGTATTCTTCGTGAATAAAGAGTTTGGGCACATGGGCGGAATAAAACCCGTTGCCGGCTTCCGTCCCGGAAATGACGGTGCCGATGGGTATCCCTTGGTGGTGATAGAGTAAATCCCGGACCAAAAATGACTTGCCGGTATCGCGACGACCAATGAGGACAATGACGGGACCCTTGTTTTCATCGGGTTTGAAAGTAATCCAACGCATGTCAAATTTTTTGAGTTCGAGCGATGCCATTTTCAAAAGTTTAGGAAAGAAGGCCCACGGACCGGTATTATACACAGAACGGGAGAGAACGTTTTGGAAGAATGCACGCGCGCGAATGCACGTGCTAAAGCAATAGCAGTATACGTTCATCTTGTTAAAAAGATTCCTCTAGAATTAAAAATGTCGTCGTTGCAACCTCGCAGTACGACAGAATTGTTGGATATTGCTTCCTTGCGAGCCCAATATGCCTTGGAAACGTTAGGTGACGCTGCTACGATGGTCGACGTCGAGGACTACAATCCGTTTGACATCCAAGGATTGCAGCGGTACAATCCGGTGTACTCGACACTATTTTCCGAGAGGTTTTTGAATTCGGGTCTCGACACGGTGACACTGGACCATGCCTATGAAGTGGTCGATGTGGACCATGTTCGCCTCTGTAGATCGACGGAAATACCAACAACAGCCGTGGAGAATCGTGAGATTCATTTCAAATTTTCGCCACTGTTGGACCCGTACGCCTACATGATTGGAAAATATGCGCAGGATGAAATTACGGAAACATCATTGACCGCGCTCCCGCAACCGTATGCTACTGCCACCGTGAATCGCGTCCATCCCAAGATTGCAGACCCCTGCAATGCGGCCTACGTGGACTGTTTTTTCAATTCCCTCTCGAACATGCTGTTGGAAAAGCACGGATTTGTAAACGGCATTTCGTATTACGGTTCGTACCTGGGCATCCAACGCAAATTCAAGTTGAATGTGGCAGACGACTTGGAGCATCTCCGTGGTTCGCGATACTTTTTGGAAAATTTGGGCAAACGGTTTTCCGTGCCAGGCCATCACGAATCTTTGCAATCGGAGAGTGGCCTGAATGCGATTGGTGGGTCGCGTCGAAACAAGAAAAAGATTGATGTGGTCGAAGATGCCTTGTTGGACGATGTCTTATGTTTGGACGGTGACGAGGATATCGTCCAGGCAGCAGCAGCAGATGCATTGGAGTCGATTTATTCCAAGGAAGAGTCGTCGGCGCCACTACATCTCCCAACCTCGGAGGACAGTGATTCCGACAGTGAATTGAACTATAGCAGCGAGTCCGAAGAGGACGACGAGGACGAGGCTGAGGACGAAACTCTCGAACACTTGGTTTCGAACGACGAAGACGAAGATTGGACGGACGACGACGACGAAAACGACGACGAATATTCGGACGAATCTGTGGAAGAAACGCAAGGATTCATTTACAACTTTCCTTGCCAAATGATTTGTATGGAAAAGTGCGATGGTACACTGGACCAGTTATTTGCGGAAGGCAACATGGACCTAGACCAAGGTGCGAGTGCCCTGCTGCAAGTTATTTTTACACTCATTGCCTACCAGCGGGCTTTTGGATTTACACACAATGATTTGCATACCAACAATATCATGTATGTGAACACGGATCGCAAGTATTTGTTTTATCGGTACAACGCCCAGGTCTATCGCGTCCCAACACATGGCCGCATTTACAAAATCATTGATTTCGGTCGCAGCATTTACACGTTTCAGGGACATCTCTTTTGCAGCGACAGTTTTTTCCCCAAGGGCGACGCCGCGACGCAATACAACTTTGGTCCGTTTTTGAATCCGGCAAAACCTGTATTGGAACCGAATCCCAGTTTCGACCTCTGTCGTTTGGGCGTGTCCCTGTTTGATTTCGTCATGGACTTGGATACGGAAGTGTCGGATATGGATGCGTTGCAACGCACCATCCGGCGATGGTGCCAAGATGACCGGAAACACAATGTGCTCTATAAACGGAATGGCGACGACCGGTACCCCAATTTCAAATTGTACAAGATGATTGCCCGCACGGTGCACCGTCATACGCCGGAAGCCCAGTTGGAATTTGCATTGTTTCGTCGCTATGTGATGACCGACGGAGTGGACAACGAGGTGCACGCCGACGAAGTGATGGATTTGGATGCATTGCCTTCGTACCAATAAGTTGTCACCTAGGTGCGTGCGACATGATGAAGGAATGCCTGATGACAGGACTGCCAAGAAAACGCGTGGTCTTCGGGATGCGTCAACAGAGGCACACAGTGTCGACTGAAGTAGGTGGAGCTGTCGCGCGGCAAGAGAGAGGGAAGATTGGAGATGCAGATTACGTCGAGTTTCCCACCGACGACGGTGACGTGGTTCACGGGTTCGTTCCAGGTGGTTTCGGTGGTATAGAGATGCCGAAAGGGATGGTTGGGTTTGGTGACATCGCAGCTGACGTCCACGAGGAGGACCGACGACGACGATGTTGTTCCAAGCGGCGTAATGTCCCAGAGTTCATCTTGCGTTTCATCCAATTTGATGCAATTGAGTATCAAATGGTGGTTGCCCAAGTCCCGTTTCGAGTCCATTCTCCCCAACAAGGTGGCAGAGAGACCGAGTTCATGAAGGACATGACGGACCCCCCGACCGCATTCGCCGTCGGGTCCAAGAACGGCAATCCTGTGATGATTTGCGATTCCACCACTACGACGCACCTTTTCCAAGGCTGCTGCGAGACTGTCCCACGGTTGGAGGGGTGTGGGTGTGGGTAGAGATTCGTGCAAAACGGGCTTTCCGACAGGTACATGCCAAAGCCCGAGCAATTTTTGCAAAACGGGCCTTTCCGACAGGTATGCGCTGCTGCGCCCGTGCGATATTTGCAATTGCAAGAGTCCGAGAATGCAGCCGCAGATTCCGGCATAGAATCCAAAGGAAAGGCAACGTGTGACCAGTTTTTGGTTCTCAACGTCATCCACGATGCAGCCGCTGCTGCGGCGTTTGAGAAAATATTCCACGTCCCACAACATGCCACCGCGTCGAAAGGCGCGCAAAATATCTGGCGCGCCGCGTTGGCCCTTGTAACTGTGCGAAAAGTACATGTGATGGTGTCCGTCCATGAAGTCGACGTGAATGTCTTTGAGTCCAACAACGAGAGGCCGCAGATCCGACGTCGTGACCGATTCGGGATGAAATTCATTCCAACAAAGCGAGGTCAAGAGTGCTCCCCGGTCGGCGAATTCTTGGTCGGAGAATGCGCGTGTAGAAGAACGTTGGACCCACACGGTGAAGCCATGGTCGAGGAGTGTTGGAATGTCGTTGGGTACGATGGGTGTGCGATATTCATGGTCTGCAGTTTCTGCGCGTAGAAAGATGACGTTGTAGCGTTGTTGCAAAAATGGCTCGGGCTTCAGCATGTACCTGTCGGAAAGCCCGTTTTGCATAAAATCTTTGGCGAGTATATATATGCCGCAAGAAAACAAAGGATGTCCCAACGCAAAACATGCCAAGTATCGCCTTAGATATCAACCGAGCCAAGTGTACTGGGGTCTAGGCATCGAACACGAAGTCTACTTGGAAGTGTACCCCAAGATGCACGTCCTGAAATCGCATTTCCTCACGCACACGAAACCTGAACGGTACAGTCACAACTACCTTCGCGACAGTTACCGTCCCGGCGTCTATGAAGCAGCCGTTCAGGAATGGCTATTGTCCGAAACGTCATCGGAACCACACCAACAAGTGAATCCCTTGCACCCCCTCGAATACGTAGAAGTTCCGGTGTTGGTCAAGTCGCACAGTTTTCTGAAAACGGACATTCACAATGAAGCCCAAACGGTGTATTCCAAAACAACACCGCCCAATCCCACATTTTCAGGCAAGACGCTGTTGGAATCGTTGCAAGCGGCGGATCCGTACTTTGTCGAAACGTACAACCGCGAATGGTTGTTTGATGGTGACACGATGGAATTTAACACGTTGGCATTTTTCAATACCACCGTCGACGACGTTGTCCAGGAACTGGCCGACACGGAGCGCACCTTTGTAAGACACTTGAATGCCGCCCTAGTCTCCCTTCCGCAAAAACACCCCTTTTTTGCAGGACCCGTTCGCATCATGCAGAAAAATTATCCATTTGCGAAATACATGACGAATCTGAATCACGTAAGTATGTTCAACAATGGCACGATGCATTTTAATCTGACATTACCGACGCTGTTGGACGAGCATTGTCGGATTGTGGACATGCCGCGGTTTACACGAGAACATCAACGAGCAGTCCGGGCCATCCAGTGGATAGAACCCTTGCTGGTGGCCGTCTATGGTTCGGGGGACCCGTTTGCCCGCGTTGCAAACAATTCGACCTCCGTGTTTTCGAAAGCCTCGCAACGGTGTGCTGTATCGCGGTATGTGAGCATGGGCACGTACAATAGTGACGTCATGTTGACGGGGAAACACAACACGGGGCCATTTCCTAAGAGTGGAAAGCAATGGTTTCACATGTTGTCCGAGGAAGAAAACGGTGCCTATCTGCATGGCTTGGACAACAACGCGGAGATTGGAATGGACTTGAATTTCCACAAACATCACAACCACGGGATTGAGATTCGATTTTTGGACCATGTGACGGAACCGGAACAGATGAGGGAAATCTGGAACGTGTTGGCAGTACTGATGGACGTCGTGTTGGATGACAAAGATGACCGGTTTGAAGAAAGCAATCCGATTTTCCAAGAGGACTGGAATCGACTGGCTCTACATTGTCTCGTCCATGGGTCCGACTATGCGTTGACCGCAGAGGAATGCGCCCTGTATGAACGCGTGTTTGGAATTCGTCACCGGAGACATCGAAAGGTCAAGGATGTCCTTGCGAAACTGCATCGCACCTGGACCGCGCGATATGGCCGACTGGACTGGAATTGTCAATGGACGCCGGTGGGAGACTTTTCGAAACGGGTCTTGACGCCGCGAACATTGGATGTGTTACGAGAGCAGAAACTGATTCGCGCTTTTATCCTAAAAAACGTCATCGGGTAGACTCTGCAAGGATTGAATTTATCGCATCGCAACACAACATTGATATTGAAACAAAACAAACAATATCAATGATTACGCGTGAGCAGGTTTCGGTGCTGCCGCTACATGCATACCCTCCAACAAACCGTTGGTGGCCTGCCACACCATCTTGTGGGTGAGGGTCCAAATCGCGGCAAAGACGAGGGCGTGCGTCAAGGCGACGGTCATCTTGCCGCTCTTGGGGGGCAAGTACACGAGCACGCCGGGTGTCAAGACAAAGAAGAGGACAAACGCATACAAGAACATGAACGGATTCATCATGGCCAAATGCATGAACTAAACGCAGATTATTATTTTCGACTAAAGGAGGAATGGATGCCAAGGCCTAAATGGTGGGAAAGTATGCCCAATCCAAATCATTGCACACTTTTTGCCAAATAATGTCCTGTTCGCATTGTTTTTCGCGGTCCTTCATCATGGGAATGTAGGGCAGATATTGGGTCTGGTCCAACAAAACGCACAGTTGGTACAAGGTATAGGTATAGTTGAAAAAATTGGTGCGATTGGGTGGACAGTGAATGGCCCACGGTTGTTGGATTTCGATGAAAAGCACACACAAGGTTTCGTGCAATTCTTCGGTCATGACGGGGGGTTTGATGCCAAACATGGAATTAATGAATTGAATGTGTTCAAAGTATTTGTTGAGACCGAGTTTGCGTAGAATCTCGCGCATTTTGTCGTAATTGATTTTGCTGATGTCGGTGATGCGTTCCTTTTTGATGCGTGCGCGAATTTTGTCAATGACCTCGGTGGGGATTTGCGTCGTTTCCTTGGCCTGGAATTGCGACAAGATTTCTTTGAAATGATTGAGACGAATATAGGCAGTGTATGAGACTTCATTGGGGGGTTCCTTGTTATTAGGTTTGGCGTGGTCGACCATGTGCATGACGAATTTACCGCAGGTGGGGTCGTTGCAAATCAAGATGCCGTCTTCTTCCTGTGGCACCATTTCGCCGCATTCGCAAAAGGGACATCGGTCGGACGTGAGAACAAAGTCCTGGGGATTCAAATAGTCGCGATTGACGTTTTTCCAGTATTGTTGATAGAATTTGCGGGATTGGGCATAGGTGGAACTTTGGCCGACATCTTCGCGGTCGCCCGTCGTGGTGGATTTGATTTTGAAAAAAGAGTTCAGGACATTGACTTGTTTGGG